ATGTGCCTCCCATGTATGATAGAAAGGAATGAATTACCAATAACTTTGGAAATCTGGTATTTTCTACTTTATAATTTCTTCATGCTAAATTTGTCATTCTACAAGTCTTTCTTCTGGCCAGACTTTAAAGAAGCCAGCCCAATGGTAACGCATTCATCAGGTGAACTACCTGACCAAGGGGATGTTTCTGAACAACTCCTGGTAGCTGAATGTGGAACTAGGGGTGATTGCATTCCAATTAATTATTATGCTAATGTGGCAGGGCACTTTGGTGTCAAGACAAATGTTCACGTTTTTGAAAACGTAAACACCACTATGCTCGATGAATTTTCACGTGGTCACTTCAAAAGTATGATTCCATCTTTCATAAATCTCTTAAATGCTTCAGAATTGGGTTACAAACGTGCGTTTGTTCCCCATATAGAGATAGATCGTTATAAAGGACTTTCTTATTCATTGTCGCCCTCACTTAAATGGATTGAGAAAGTAAAATTTGTAAAGGAATGGAAAAATGTACATTGGCAAGATTGGGTGCCTGCGTTCTTATCCTCAAAAATAACTTCCGTAATCGATCATGCAGTTCATATTGGTTCGTTAAGAGATAGTGATTTACCACGATCTCACGACGGACTAAATCTGTTGAAGAAGTTTAAGAACAAAGGAACACACCCTACCGGATGGTGTTGTGGTAGTGCTGATGAATCAAAAATACCATTAGAAATCCGAGAAAATTTTCCAAGGATACCAAATGGGGATCACAACAGGATATTCCAGCATTACAAAGAAATCCACATGCATGGTGGTGCAGGCACGGTTCAGACTGCCATTGCTTGTGGGGCCAGTCCGGTGATTCATGATGTGGCTCTTGACAGAGTCTATCATAAATTACCGACACAGAAAGATTTTCGACAAGCTTCAATTTCTGTGTTCATGGGTTGGTTAACAATTTCAGGGTTCAAAGTCAACGCACCTTTTGAGATAAAGGTGATATGGTCATTACTATTTGTCTGGAATCAAAAGTGGAGGTTGCTAGCAACCTACACTTATGATTTAGTCAAATTGTATGTGATCATATCATTTATTTACAATCATTGGTTAACCCTGGCAATCTTAGCCTTTTCAATCCCAATCATGTTCTGGAAGATGATGATGTCAGAAAGCATCTTCACAGACATTGCTAATTGGGTGATAGGCTTCATGTGGGAATTTCCACTTTTCTGTTTGATTGATTCAAAAATAGCATTGTTCATGGCAATGTTTTCAATAATGAAATTAGGTAACAAAGCCTTGCAAGATTATTCCAATCTCGTTAAGACAAAAACCGAAATCATATTTGAACCAGTCAAGCGTTCAGGTCTAGAGTTCCCTTTTCCCTTCGGACATTGGAGTTTAAGAGATAAGAACACGCAAATGTTTTATGAAGGAAATTTTACTAATGTCCAAGAACAATCCTTTGGACATTCATTTAAATTCATAGAACGGAAACGTGAACTTAAGGAAGGTGCAAAAATCTTTCCTGCGCCTTTCGACATCTCCACTGCAAGACGTCAACTTAAAGATGATCCTCAACCGTACGGTCCTTTCTTCAACTGTGCGATTCTGACAGTGAGGCCAATCATCAAAAGATCACTCTTCTGGGGCATTTTTATCCTATCAATTAATGCTGCAATTTCATTTGTGTTGCAACCGCCGGAATACCTAAGTACTATTATCAAAATTTTATTTCCTGGCTATGACATTGAAAAAACAGCATTATATCAAAAATTTGGCTTCGCAGCTGGTGTTGAACAAATACCTCTTGTTCATCTCGATGAGCAGGAAGAAGCTCCAATTCAAGAAATCGAGGACAAATTATTGATTCTTCAGAAGGAAGAAAGTCTGGAAGGATTATATGCAACTATTTCTATTATGCAGAATCAAATGCATCTACTGGATCTTCCAACCCTGGATCAGGAGGATCTTGAAGAAGCTAGTCAACGCACTTTTGCTCATGAAATGGAAAATATACAAACTGAAATTGATGATATGATCACAATAACAGGAGTACCTCCATACGTAAAACATACATGGGCACAAATCGTCGACATGATTCATGGTGGTATTAGTTTCATTCGTCAATCGACTCTTATTTCAAATTTTGTTGCATGGTTAAAATCAATCGAACAGAATGTCTACACTTTTATGGCACCCGTTATGGAAGTGTTAATCATGTTTTACAGACTTGCTGTTTCAATGTCTCAATCACTGTCTGAGAGGTTGTTTCAAGCAGTCTGTCATTTTCTTGACCACGTCTATGGATTGGAAGCATCCAAAAGAGTCAAAACTGTGTGGGGTTTAACAGGTATCTACAAAACTGGCGCCGTGGGCGCAGCAATGCGTCTGGCAATGTCAATCCAAATGAGTGAATACCAAGGTAGAACTGATTTCTTGTCAGATTATACCGAGTTCTGTAATAAAGCCAAAGAATATGCAGACAGAACCCACACAGGTTTCAAGAACCGAATTGGAGGGCCACAGCGCCGACCTATTCATTATTCCAAACCCTTAATGTCTGTTGAAGAAGCTAAATTACTCGGATTCACCGAAGGTGAATATGAAACTTCAACAGAATATCAAAGTAGGGTAGATGAATATCTATCCCTTGGGATAAAACAAGGTGCTGATGGAGTATTCCTAGCGGACAAAAATCCTGAACTCATAGCAAAATCTCAACATCGCTATGAACCACGTTACGCTGAACTCACACAGGAAGAGCGATACATGGCCGTTGAGATTGCCAACGCACTATATGAACAATATCCAGAGACATTTAAGGATGCAGATATTGTTCCTATGGGTTCTGTTTTGAATTATATCAAGAAGAAATATTCTCCTGGAACACCATTCATAGGGGAAAAAGGATTCAAAACACGGCAAGCAATGTTTGATACTGGGTATGACAAAGTAATGATTAAGAAGGCACAAGAGTACTTGGCTTCTGGAACATATCCAGTTCAAATCTACCACGCATTTGTCAAATCACAAGTAGTAGATATTCAAAAATGTTTGCCTCCTCATCTGGGGGGAAAAGGGAAAGATGTAAGAACTGTTGTCAGTCAAGATCTTTTCAGTTATTTTATGGACCAATGCCTTCAGATCGAACGAAATAAACGCAGGACTTGGGATTCATATGGTGCTGGAATAGGAATGCCTCTGAACCAATCAATGGAGGCAATTTATGCAGAAATGGCAGACAAACAGAAGGAAAGAGGTGGCAGGTACATCATTGCCGATGGTACCGCCTTTGATTCTTTTTGCAAACCTTTCCTTTTCCAAGTCAGTGCTGAACTTTGGCGATTGGGTTTCAAAGATCATGAGTCAGGTAATGGTGAAGCTATGGCTTCAGTACTCAAAGCTTCTTATGATTCCAGGCAAAATTGCTGGATTATAGGAATAACCGAACCAGAGTATGACAAACTGGTCTTGAGTATAACTGATCATGATTTAAGAAAAACAATTGAATCAAAATCATTGGCTAACATTGTTCCACTTGCTGATTTTATTGATTTCGAGATTTTCAATAAACTCAAACATAATCAACAAGTGGACTATGTAAATAATCTCGATCTTCCTCCAGGTAAAGTATATATTTCTTGGCGTCAGGAACTAAGACCCAAGTCTTCAAACTGGATTGGAGATTTCTCAATTGTCTCTGAAGATGTATTCAATAGTATGGAGCATAATTTTCAGACCTTTAGATACCCACAGGGGGATGAAGGTAAGATCATTGAGGATATTAAACGAATCGGAACAAGTGATTTTCGTTTTCTTTCCAATGTCCATGCCAAGAATAGAGGTGGCAGCACTGGAGGTAGTGATACTTCCAACGTTAACACTGTTGCGTTCAAAGCCGGATTGATTAGGGCTTGGTGCCTTACAACAGGCAGAACACCTAAAGAATTCTTTGAATACAATATTCTTAAAAACACGTCTGATGACACGATTTGGCAGAGCGGTGGCACTTTTGGTCTGAACACGATCGAACAACTAGAGATTTTCAAACATCATGCTTCTGAAGTTGGTATTCATTTAACTATTGAAACCACCAAAAATATAAATGAAGTTGAATATCTTTCGAAATTCGTTCGTACTCCAACGGCCTCGGATTCACAATCTCTTAAACAATGGCGTAAAGCAAAAATACAGGCTATCCAAAACACTCACCGAATGTTAGGAAGGCCTGTTCCTGAGAATTTTGAACAATTAAACAACCCAAGGTTTATAGTTGTTCAAAATCCAAAAGCTATTCTGTTAAGGAGATCAGCTTTTCGTTATTATCAAGCCCATGCAAAAACATGGAGATATCACGCCATTGAACGAGGAGCAGGACATGCCCTGAATACACCTTTTGTTCCAGAGTTGTATTCCATGTTCGCAAAAGAATGGTGCGATGATGTTAATAGCTTACTAGAAGAACACAAAATTCACCGTAAGTTCCGTCTTCAGACAAATGGTCAATTTTCATTACCCTGTGTGGAGCAATTTGATCCTAGAGCACCACAACAAGCTTTGAGTCCAAGACAGAAAGCTTTTCTTTCGTGGTTAAAAGGAAATATGTTCCCAAGTTATTACAGGGTAATCGATGTCCATATGAATATTGCTAAACCAGATCCTCTTTACTCAGAGCGTCTGATGAAGAAATTATCCCGTGGTTGGCGGGGTTATGATCAAATCCTTGCAGAAGGAGTTGATCAGTTGTTCCGCCTAACGGAAGCAATACCTGATTCTTGGAGTAAGAAATTTAATGGGTCAATAGATATGTTATACCCAGAGATTCCTTTTTACACTAAGAATCAATACATCGAAAAATTTGTTTACATGAAGATGCTTGAGGAATCAAAAGAAGAAGAGATAACCGCCTCTGAATTTGTATCTAGACTTCAAGAAGGGCCTTATGCAGGCACTTGTGATCCGTTTTACTTCATGGATCAAATGAAAGACGCAAACTACAGAGAGAATCTTTTTAATGACGATGTCCTCAAATACCAAGGTATGGCAATGTTCATCAGTTTAATCTATATGGCAGCAAGTTTCGGTGAATGGTTCCTCCTAGGGGTACCATTCATCGGATCATTATATAAGATGTTCATATGGAGCTTTGTTGGTCTTAACAAAGTTTACGGTGTAACTAACACGATGTATTGGCATTCTACAGGCAAATCGTCGAGAGAAATCTCGAGAATCCAGCCTAAAGACCCTTATATTGTGTCAAAACAATTCGCAGCATTCATAATAGATTTGTTCCCGGCTGAAACCGGTTATCTATTAACTTTCCCAGTTTTAATTTTGAATCTACTTCCTTTCGCACTAGAAGCTTTTTCAAAATTTTGGTATGAAGGAAATGAAATTAAGAATGTTGCAAATCATCGTCCGAATGCACCTGGAGAAAATCCTTGGAGTTCATACGCCTCCGAGTGCATACAAAAGACAAGAAATTCCGTTACACGGAAACTTTATCTCGCAGCTAAAACTGGAACCGGAAAATCATCCTGGAATGTTGCTGCCCTTTGGGGGGCAAAACACCAAGATAATATTCGGAAAATTTGGGTTGTCCAACCTAGAAAAATCCTTAGAGATGAAACAACCGTGCCTTTCGGTATTAAAACACAGGTACTTAAAGCAGGTATAATCATGGACAATTCAATTGACATCTACTTTTTGACATATGGGCATCTCCAATCACGCCTATATGACATAGATAATGTTAATGACATTGTGTTGTTTGATGAATTCCACGAAACACAAGGAACCATGATTTTAGGACTTCACACGGTGAAGGCACCTATCATACTTCTTTCCGCAACACCTGTTGAAATCCCTTCTCTAACCGGAACGCCAATGATGCAACCTGACATTAAAAGAAGATATCCTATCACCGTGCACGAGTGTGATGATTCTTTAAGTGTTGGTCAGATGTTTTTATTAGCTTACAACAAATATCCTGAGTTAATTAAAAGATCATTGGTCATTGTTCCTACATTAAAACAAGTCGCCAAAGTCAAGGCTGAATTAGAGTGGTACAAAGTAGGTCCCGTTTATTCACTCACTTCTCGTGAGCGAGAGGTACCGAAAGAAGGGATCATAGTCGCAACACCTTATGTTCAGACAGGACTTGACATAAATCCACCACCGGATCTCCTTATTGACTGTGGAAAAGATATTGTTATTGATGAAGGTGTGTTTATCTACAACAACACTACAAAGTCCTTACCGTGGACAGACAAAGACGTGAACACACAAAGAGAAGGGAGAGTAGGACGTAATAAGCCAGGTGTGGTCTTTAGACCAAAATCTGCAGGGTCTGGAAAGAAAGCAACTTTCTACCCTGAACCGAACATTATGGTACACCAAGTTGTCGCTGATTTTTACAGGATACCAGCGTTAACATTCATTCAGAAACCTACCATTCAAGAAATGCCTTATTTCATGGTCTCGCAAAATCATCGACTCAGGACTGCTGCTGTAAAGTCCTTAACGTTCTTGCATGCCTTGGCAATGCAAGGAGTCAAAGAAGATGATTACAAAGCGTTTTATGCCAGAGCTTGCGTTAGGCAGCACTTTGGCGAAGATCATGAATTTCTCAATAAAGTCCTACGCAACCGTAAATGGGATAACGTTCCTCTTATCCCATGGGAAGAATTGTTGTATCATTGGAACCGTCGTGATATAACTTTTTATTCCATAAATGGATCAACTATTTCTTCTGGCCCACTCAAAATGATCAGAGGAAAATGGGAGGAAATAACGGCTACATCTTTATCTTCAAATACTTGCGATGAAGAGCATACTAATGAATCAATGATTATGCATTATCAAAAGCGATTAGATGTTGTGAAATCCTGTGCTGCCACAGCACTACAAAACATCAGGCCTGATCTGGCCTTGAAGATAATTGATATCTAGTTGTTAATTACTACCTTAATTAACTAGGTGAATCTGACCTATTCAAAGCGGAAAATGTGTATTACAGTACACCCGTAACCACAGATCGGCGGCACTTTTGCGCTGAAATGCCAAATTTAAACTGGTGAAAGTTTTGAATTACCAGACTTTGCGTTTAGTCGTAAGTTTGACTTGCTCCTGTAAGATAGAGCCAAACCCAAGACATAACAAAATAAGTTTTCAGATTCGTTATTTTATTTCATTTCAGTCCTGACCGTGTTTATCCTTTGGTTCATTCGTTTAGCAACGTTGATGTCGTGCATCACATCAAAAACAATTAAATAAACTCTGAGAAATTCCGGACCAGTGTGCGAGGAACGTAGTCTCTAGTAGATAAATCTTTCCCTTGGCGGGGCAAGCTTGAACGAGGTGAAAGAGGATTATTTGGTTGTTAATTGCACTGCGGAGTGC